AATCGGGCTGCTTCTTGTATTGCCCTCAATTCCGCAATTTGTTCGTTTGTCTGTGCGGGACGATTATATGCTGCTTCCTTAGGTGCGTAAGCCGCGGCTATTTCCGCAGCAAAATCTTTCTCTTCTGTTGGTAAGCCAGTACCAAGCAGTTTGGCAATTGCGTCTTGCAACTGTTGTTCACGAGCCAGACGAAGTTGTTCAGCCGAGATACGAGCCGTAGATGAACGGCTAAGTAAGTCATTGATTGCGGCAAGGCGTTGTTGTTCAAGACCTGAAGTTTGCGCACCGTACAATGCTTCAAGTTGCGTCCCGGCCAAAGCACGAGCCATCTGCTCTTCAGCCACACGGGAAGATTGCTGTTGTGCTTCTGCACCTTGCAATACATTTAACAATTGATTGTAGTTACCGGCTTGAGCGGCGAGTTGCGCATTTGCTACGTCTTGACCAGCTTGTGCTGGTTGTGAACCTACGCCGCGAGAAGCTAAGTATTGTTCAAGCGCATTGTTCTGCACGGTAGGTACTGCAGCTTGTGTTTGTGCGTATGCCTGCATTGGGTTAGCGGTTAAAAAATCACGAAGGGCATCGTAGCCACTAGTTGTAGTGTTCATTGCTTGAGTGCGACGACCAGAAATTAAGTCGGACAGCATTTTTGCTTGGTCTTCAATATAAGTCCTACCAGCAGTTTCTTGTTCCGCAATTTCGGATTCAAGACCACTAAATGGCTGTTGGTTGGCTGCTAACAATTTACGAATGTATTCTCCGCTAGCAAGAGTTCCAGCCCGTGTTCGAGCAGCTGCGTTACCGGCAGCAACTAGTTCATCTTCATATTTTCGTTTTGCAAGTGCGGCGTTGTTCAACGCTGCTTGACCAGAACCAGTACCAGAACCAGAGTTAGTTATTTCTGTAACAAAAGTGCCTTCAGCGCCACCGCCATCTCCGCCGCCGCCTCCCGCTCCAGGTAGCCCCAATGGGTTGCTTGGGTCAATGCCTGTTCGGGGTCTGTTCTGTTTAATAAGTCTTCCTGATAGTGCCATAATTACCTCAAGTTCAACAACGCTTGTGCGTCTTCTCGTATTTGACGGGCTTTATCTCGCTCAAGGTCGGCAATGCCACGTTCGTATTCCGAACGCTGACCCGTACCCCGTAGGTCATAACCACGAAGCACTTGTTCTAAATCTTGTTGTGCATAACCAAGGTCTCGTGAACGCTGACGTGAATATTCATTCAAGGCCTGACTATACAACCCGCTTCTTACGCCTTGCCCATACAAACCACGGCGTGCATAATTGCTCGTTAGTTTAGGAACTTCACCTAGACCACCAGTTGCCGTAGGTCCGAATGCACGTTGTTGAGCTTGCTCGATAGGACGCATGCCACGAGTTTGAGCCAAGTACCGTTCATAAGCGTTCATCGCCGATTGCTGACCAAAATTGGCCAACAAGTTTCTGCGTGCTGCTTCGTAAATTTCGGGTGAATATGCCATCAAAAGTCCTACTCTTATGCTAGTTCGTTACCTAGCTTCGTGGTGGATGATATGAAACTAGGATACATTATTACCAAAGTCCAATCGGGCACTTTGCATCCAACAACTTTGTTTTCAAAGGCATTATGCAAAGACACTTTTTGCATTGTTTCGTCGTTGTAATGTACTCGGGACAAGAGTTACAGTGCTCCATTCGTTCAGAAGCCAAGGTATCGTCAGCTTTTGGGGCGTTTGGGTTAAATAAATCCCATGGCCGAGTATCTCCTATTTTTTCTTTGTATTTTTGCCATGCCGAACTCATGCTTTGATGAACTTCCCGTCGTTAAACAAGTCCCCAATAACTACTGAATTATCGTTAGGGCAAGAAACGACCGTTGGATTGGATTGTAAAACTGCCAAAAAATGTTCGTTTTGAGGCGGCACATTAATTATAAAAGCAACCTCTCCGTCACAAACAAACGCAAAAGAACTGAGTGTAGACGGGTCAAAAATTTGTTCCATAATGCTCCTTCAAGCAATCGTTTAAAATGGGCAACTTGGGTCACCAAAGTTACAACCTACGAATAATCCGTAACCGCAACCGCATTGTCCAGTATACGATTGCCAGAAACCTATAAATGGACCGCATATATCTGGGATACATGCTTGATAGTCGCCCACGTAAGTCCAGTTTCCAGGATTATTGACTGGGTCACCCAAGGAACCACAGCTAAATCCGGCGCATGGGTCAACAGGTGCTGGCGTTACGTAGCCGCATATTCCGTTTCTATACGCTTGATAATATCCACCGGTTCCTGGACAAGTTTGAGATTGTCCGCAGTCGTAATATTCGTACGAAAGTTGCGGAACACTTGGGTCGCAGGTATAGGCAACAAATGAACAGTTGTTTGGAAACGGTGGCGAAGCACAAGGTGGGGGAGGCGGCGGCGGAGGTGGCGGAGGAGGAGGTGGCGGAGCAGGCGTAATTGAGTTACTTGCGGCTGAAGCAACCGAACTTGTTCCATAAGAAGTCGTAGCAACTACCGTAAAAGTAAAGTTTCCCGAAGTTCCTAAACCCAAAACGGTAATTGGTGAAGTGGTAGACGTACCCGTAAAACCACCAGGGCTTGATGTTGCGGTGTAAGTGACCGTTCCACCTTTGCCCAAATAAGACGAAGGAGTAAAAGCCACCGTTGCGCTTTGGTCTCCAGCAGTAGCTGTACCAATGGTCGGGGCAGTAGGGTTTGCCCCACCTGCACCAGAAGCGATGAATGCGAACATTAAGCGGCTAGGTCCCCAAGAACAACCCAAAGGTTAGCGGCTCGTTTATAGCAAACCGCCGAGGAATACTGCTGACGTAGTTTTGTTCCAGGAGTACCGTTAACCACTGCACCTGCACCAGCAACAATTTCTGTCTGTCCGGTTCCTACTTGAATGATGACAATTTGAGTACCAACCGCAAAGTTGACCGAAGAATCACCCGGTATGGTTACTGCAACGCCAGAGCTGTCATTTTTTTGAATGATAGTTCCATCGTCGGTCAATGCAAGGGTATATGCACCAACAATTGTGTTTGGAACTACGTGGCTAATTACGTTGCCAGTAACGTTCAAAGAGGTGCCCGTTGCAACCCCAATAACTGGAGTCGTTAACGTAACCGTATTTTGAATCTTGGCGCTAGTCACCGCACCTGTTGCAATTTTGTCGGCGGTAATGGCCGAAGCAGCGATATCTTCTGTATTGATTGCGCCTGCGTTAAAGTTCGTTCCGGCTTGAAGTGCATCAACAAAGTTCTTTACGTCGGTAAAGTTGGTGTTGTGCTGTGACGCTATGATTGGGTCGCCGTTGACGAATGTGTTTGTGATTGTAATTGGCATTACTTTGTGCTCCTAATTGCTCGTCTCTTGTATTTGTAAGCAATGGAGTTGATTCCCCACGCTCTTCCTGGCGTATCCGTAAGAGTCCCGTTGGGACCTATGAATTCTAATTGAACCGCTTTGCAATTCTTAAGTCTTCCACCAACTTGAATTCCTTGACGAAGTATGGATTCTCCATAAACGCCACCGCTTCCGTTGATTGAATACGTAGCGGTTCCATACAGACCACCGCTTGTAACAGGGGTTAAGTTAATCGTGTGAGAAGCCGCAACGGTGTTTGAATTAAAATCATGGTAAACGTTTACTCGTATTTGAGTTTCTTCCGTAACACCTTTGACAACATACAATGCGTTGACGAAAGTTTTGTTTTGAACGTATCGGTCGTCGTAAAACCACGAAGTTATGTAACTGGTTGCTATGTCCCCTTCGTCGTCGCCACCCGGGATGTCATCTGCAGTATTTGCGTAATCGTCTACGTACATAACGTAAGGAAAGGCATCATCTGGATTAATCATTAAATGCCAAGCGTTGTCTGTGGAGTCTTGCCAGTCAATTCCAGAAAGCAAACCAAACCCAGGAATTGATTCTGGCGTAGAAATGTTTGCGTCAAAGGTTGCCGATTGAAACAATGTATACGCACCCTGTCGGCCAATTGACGGGTCAAAAACAAAGTTGCAATTTGCGTAGTCGGGATTACTGCCACTGTCTCCTATATCAAACGGCATAGAAAACCATAGGCGATTATTAATATAAGACAAAGTAACCAAATCAAGTTTGTTTGCGTTTACCCTGTCTAGTTCAATGATTGGCTGAAGTCTTTCAAAAATGTTACGAATGCCGTTACGGTCGTAAAAATGCAAACCAGTTGGGTAATCAAAGAAATAAACTCCGTTTGAACCCTCAACGCATTGTTGCGGCGTATCAATGCCTACCACCGTGGTAAGTTCTACGAGTTGAAAAGAGTCTGCGTCGTAACCCATCAATAGGTAAATGGCTTTGGGTTTGAATATGACCAGTTGACCGTCAAGAATCAACAAGGCACGAATACCCTCACCGCCAGCAATGATGTCAATGTAGTCCTGTTCGTACCAAGCCTCGGGCAAATTTTCGTGAGACCAACGAATGCGATTTGGATACGATTGACCGTTTTCAAAAGTATTGGCGCAAAACAACTTGTTGGCGTGCGAACGAACCAATTCGGCACGGGGCATAAACCCTGAGCCACCCGTTTGATAAGGCTGCCATGTGGGTCCGGAAGCAGTGAGCGCAGTGGTGAAAGTATCGCCTACTTTCCATTTGCACATTGCGGTAGCGGAACTACCAAGAGCGATATATAGAGTGTCTTCCCACTGGGTCATGCTGGCACCATTGGGTGACTTGACGGCTACCGGAGTGGCAGCAGCGGAATTAAGAATGTCAAAATCTCCGCCAGTAGATTTCAGTACTCTGCCGTCTACTGAACCCGTTGAGTTGAATCCTGTCGTGAGCATAATATGCGGTGCCGAAGGGTACCGATAATCAAACAAACCTTTTGGTTTCCAGGGAACGGTTATTTCGTTGGGGTGTTTCTTTTTGTAGCCAGCACGAGAAAACACGCCGCCTCGTGGGTCTACTTCAAGATTGATTATCTGCGGTGATTCATTTTTGGCTAACTGAAACTGGTCAGCACGAAAATTTATACCGCCTGTAAAATCACGGACCTGGTCAAAAAGTATCTGGGCCATTTAATACACAAACGCGGTTGGAGGAGCACCAGGCATAATTGAAATACGGTTGCCGTAATAACCTAAATCAAACGGTAGTTGCAAACCACCGCTCATGATTAAAGGTTGATTATTGTTCGGTGCAGTTAGATTGCCTTGTACTAGCGCAACTTCTTGTTCAAACTGACGATTGTAAACGGCTGCCATTTCGGGGTCTTCTTGGAACTGAAAGATGCGTGACATTACGTAATTGACCAACGGCAGTTGCATGTCAGGGCTTATATCAATACTTAAGTTGATGTCATTTAACCATGTGAGAAGTGGGCGACGGTAGCCACGAATTGTAAAAGAGTAAACGGCGTCTGGTTTTGGATACAGATTAAGTCGGTCAGCCCAAATCGTAAAATATGCAGGCAAGCTAGCAAAATCTCTCGTACCAACAAAAAGACTTTCCATCTTGAACTGGTCCATGTAAATCAATGAGTTACCGGCGTTGCTGTTATTGACAACAGAAATGATTTGATTTAAGTCGGTAATGCTGCTCGTTGTCGACCCTAGTGTCGGAAGTGTTTGACCAAATGCCGCATAATCTCTTTGATTTGCTACGGTTGAAAAACTGTAAGTCGCTTGGTAGTAGGGAAATCTAGTAGTTAGGTTGTAAATCTTTTGAAAGCCTTCTTTAATAAAGGAGTTGACCAAGTCAACCGTAATGTCGTCGTTTGGGTCATTACCAATGTCCAAATCAGAAAGTTGACTAACAAGACTGCGCATTTGCGACAGAGTTAAGTTTTCGTTTTGAAATGGAATTGCCATTAATTACTCCTTGGTTATTGAAACTTCTTCAGCGACCAAAGACTCCTCTTTGAGCAAAGCCTCGGTTTCATTCTTAATTTTTTTACCATGGCCGACACAAAATTCAGTTTCTCTTTTTCTTGGCGCCATGCATCTTTCGCCGTCAGCTTTAACGTAAGCACATTGAGAATTAATGCCGTACTTAATGCCGGAAGGTGGTGCGGGTTCAATCCCGGACTGCATGTGCGCAGGCAGCATTTGTCGCACTTCGCCAGTATGAACCGTCCCGTAACGCTCCGTACCCGATAGGCCCTGACCTAACTGGACTGTTTGTCTTGACATAAGTTGCTCCTTCTATGCTTTCTTACACATTAGTTGGTGTCGTTACCTTGTAGTTCCCAAAACCACCTGTTGGTGATTTCTGGGTCATACACGTATTCTTCCGGTTTCTCTGCATCCCACACATAGGAAAATGGTGGAAGCCACGAATCATCCGAAGGAAGATAATTCACGACTCCCACCAAATCCGTTGCAACCCTTACGGGTTAGCGATTATGGCTGTGCTGGGAAGTCAATGCGCTTCCACGACAAGGTTGAAAGACCACCCTTGGCTGTGATTTTGCTTGCAGTTTCTGCAATGCCGCTGACCGCAATGAACCCGTCTGCCGATGGTGTCACAACGCCAAATACTTGGGCTGTGTTCAATCCATCTATTGAGGCAGTGCCGTGGTCTGGGGTGTCAATTGCATTGCACTGCGTCACGGTTTCGGCTGTTGCAGTCGTTGGAAAGACCACAACGAACTGAATTACTGTTGGTGCTGCACCTGCGGTGATTGAGAAAGCAGCGCCTTCTGTTGCACCGTCTGCGTCGTAAACGACTCGGGCATCGAATTCGTAGGTTTGACCTGCGACTCCGTAGAAACCGAAGTCTCCAGCATCAAGTGCGGCGTACGTAGTGCCTACTGTTACGTCGTCTTTGAGAACGTTTGTGCGTTCTACGACGAATCTGTTATTAGTGGACATAGTTGTTATTTCTCCTTGCCTTTCGGCAGATACCTAACTATTTGTTGGGTTTTGTTTTTGTTGTTGTTTTTTATTACTCCGAGTGGATGGACCCCTTCAAGCCCATCCATCCGAAACATTTATCAGGCGTCAGCTGTAATGTAACCCTGACGTTGACGGTTGCTGCAGGTCAACTGACCGTACGACATGATTAGCGCATAACGAGCATCAACGCCCGCTACTGTGCCGTTCTGGAAATCGGTCGTTGCGAACCAGTAACCGTTGAGCCCTGTGAGCTTGAGGTACTTCGTGTTCAAGAAGTACATTGGCGCATCCGATGAGTCAGTGGCCAATGCCAAGTCAAACACCATTGGTGTCTGCTTGTACATCAGGTTGGTGAAACCCGAATTTGCTTTTGAAACATCTTGATAACGCACGTTTGGCGTGAGAAGCGATTCATACTTCTCAAACAAGGTGTGGTTAGTGACGATGATGTCTGGAACATCCGAACCCCGTGATGCACGGTTATAGACATCGGCCATGTTGGCAAGCGACAATGCCGCTGCCATGTTCGTTGCCTGGGTTGGATTCCACCAAGTGTTTGACGAAGCGTCAATTCCACCGACAGTGTTGTTCTGGGTTCCGACGATGTTGCCAAGACCGTTAAAGTCATTGCCACCGTTGCCGGTTCCGTCAGCGAACAACTGGTCGTTCAAGGAAGACTTGAGCGACATTTCGGCTTGTTGAACTTTGGCGTTGAGCAACTTGATGATTGCTTCGGTTCCACGGTTCTTTGCTTCTTCGATGCCCGAGATAGCAATAGAGGCAGCCATCTGCTTCCATTGGTATTCAGCAGCAGAGATGCCGTCCTGTGGTGTGAGGTCAATTGCGTCATAGCCGCTGTACGAAGAAACAGTGTTGTTTATTGCGTACATGAGTGGCTCTACGATTGACGTACCGCCTTCTTCAACGACCACGCGACCGCGTTCGTTCAAGTGATTCAAGAGAACTAGGTCCTTGAAAATGTTGTCTACCAGCGTTGGCTGATAGTTCTGGAGCGTTGTGCTTAACAGCGCATTGAAATTTGGATTACCTGACATATGAACTCCTGTTCATGTTGATTGATTTAGCCGTTGAGTTGACGTTTTGTCATCTCATAGGCTTCTTGAATGGATTTGGGTGGAGCAGATTTCGGTGCCGAACTCTTCGCCGTTGCTCCGTTAGAAACTACCGAAGCGCTACGTTTTGCATTTATGCGACCCTGTTCTTCGGTCAACTTTGCGTTGGCCTTAGTTTTTTCTTGATACACCTTGTCGAAAGCGAGCTGTTTAAAAACTGCTTCCAAATCGGTTATGCCAAGTTGGTTCGCTTTGAATACAACTTCGTCTGCGTTGAATTCATCGCCGTATTTCTCCTGCAAAGTATCAATGGTTTTAATCAGTGAATCCATCGCACGCTCTTGCTCGAGCGCTTGAAGGCGACTAGTTAAATCCCTTACCTGTCGTTCTTCGCTTGTTAGATATTCGTCCTCTTCCGGCGTTGCCACCGTCATTGGAGTTCTACCGAACTGCTGGTTCAACAGGCGCAACGTATTCTCGGGGTCTTTTTGCAGGGCGTCCTGTAAAGTTGCCGCGAATTCCAATTGCTTCCTTTGCTCGCTGACTTCCTGTGTCTTGCGGGTATAATCCGCTTGACGCTGGTAACCAGCTAGAGCCTCTTTGACTGGAACTACAACTTCTTCTCCGTCAACTTGGAGTCTGACGACTTTGTCGCCGTACTCTGTGACATCAAACAAATCTAATTCTTCATCTTGAGTTTCTACTACCGCTTCATTCTCATCAATCAATTGTTCCGTTTCGGGAGTTAATTGTTCGTCTGTTGCGTCAGTGTTTTGCATTGTCATGGGAGTCCGTCCTTCTTTGGTTGTTCCCGGGGAAATACCCCTATATAACTACCTTAGTTCATTACCTACCTTGCGCTAGTAATGCTTGAAGTAGTTCTGGTGGCAGGCTTTCAATACCGCCCGAAGGTGGTGCGCCTGGTGGCATACCTTCCATTTCTGGTGGCATCATGCCTTCTGGCGGCATACCCTCCATCCCCGGTGGCATCATGCCTTCTGGCGGCATACCCTCCATACCTGGCGGCATACCTTCCATGCCTGGCGGCGGTGGCGGTTCTTGCAAGAACGATTGCGGGTCCTTGACGCCAAACCCAATACTGAGCACATATTCGGCAAGTTTTGGCATGTTTATCAAACCCTGTTGGGCAAACGGTTGAAGAGCCGCAACCATCTGCAAAGCCATGTCACGGCGGAAACCCTCATTGCGAGGAGCCGTAGAGCCAGCCTCAACAGTGAAATCAAATTGACCAGCAATATAGTCTCTGTCAAAAGTCAAGAATACTGGTGCCGCGTCGGTGCCTACAATGCGTACTGTCTGCTCACCCGTCATGAATTGTTGAGCCAACATGATGAGGTTTTGGGCGCACTTG